GTGTGCGCGCCGTCCGCGAAGGGCTGGGCGCAGTACAAGATCAGCGTGTTCGACAGCCCGAACTTCACCGGCGAGAAGGTGGCGCCGGAGGTATCGGCCGCGCTGGTCACCCGGCAATGGGAGGCCGAGCGGCGCGACGACTGGGATGTAGACGACCCCCGGTACATCTCCAAGGCCCTCGCCGAGTTCCCGAAGGACCATCCGAACCAGGTCGTCCCGCTGGCCGCGCTGCTTGCCTGCAAGCTGGCCGAGCCGCGCCCGGCGTCCGAGCTGGCCCCGGTCGAGCTGGGCGTCGACGTTGGCGGCGGCGGTGACCTGACGGTGGTCCGCGAGCGCTGCGGGATGCGCGCCGGCCGCCGTTGGGCCGGCCGGACGCCGGAGCCGGAGCAGGCCGCCGCGCTGGTGAAGCGCGCCCTGGCCGAGACCCGTGCGACGTCGGTCAAGATTGACGCGATCGGCGTGGGCTGGGGACTGGCCAGCGACGTGCGGCGCATCATCCGCACCGAGCTGGACTGGGAGTGCGCGGTGTACCCCGTCACGGTGTCCAAGGAGGCGCACGACCCGAAGCGCTTCCACAACCTCCGCTCGGAGCTGTGGTGGATGGCGCGGGAACTGTCGCAGCAGGGCGCATGGGACCTGTCGTGCGCGGAGGACATCGACACCGTGATAGCCGAGCTGGCCCTGCCGCGCTGGGATCCGGACCTGGCGGGCCGCGTCCAGGTCGAGGCGAAGGACGACATCAGGGCGCGCACCGGCGGCAAGTCACCCGACGACGCGGACGCGCTGCTGCTGGCCTATTACGTGCCGCGGGATGCGCAGGGCGCGTACTGGCAGGCGCTGACCAGCGGGAGGCTGAGGTAGGCGCCGCGCGCCAGAAGACTAAACCTCTACTTGAGCCTTACACTTCGGCCATGAGCAACACGCGCCACGCCAGGCTGCCCGACGTCGCGCCGCCGCCCCCGTCGCCCGACGTCGCTGAGCACGGCATAGCCCAGGTCATCGGCCAGGCCGTGGCGCTGCACCTCGGCGAGCTGCTCGCCCAGCTGCTGCCCGCGATGCCCTGGCAGCCTGACTGCTTCTTCTGCCTGATCGGCGCCAAGAAGACCGTCCGCGATCATCAGGTGGCCATCGCCAACGCGCAGGCCGCAGGCGAGGAAATGCCCGCGCTCCCCGCCGCCCCGACGGTGAACCGGGCCGTCACGCAGGTCGTCGTCACGCAGCTGGTGCCGACTCCCGCCGGGATGGTGCCGTCTTCCGGTTCCGTGTGGGCGTGCTGGGATCACCTGGAGCTGCCGTCCGAGCCTCCCCGGCAGTCCGGCCTCGTCGACGTCGCAGGCCGCCCGATCGCCGCACGGCGGTAGCGGGTGGCGAGCCGGGCAGCGCGCCGCAACCAGGCCAGGACGCCCGCTAAGCGCCCCCCGGCGAACCCTGGCGGCGTCAACCTCACCGGCGACCAGCTCACCGCCGTCCTCGCCGCCTCCCAGCGCGCCTCCGCCCTCGCGGCACCGCTGCCCCGCCCGCCGCAGTGGGCATCCGATCCGTTCGGCCCCGGCACCCCGCTCCGCCCGTCACCGATCAACCGGCCCAACCCGCGCACCGGCCGCGCCGAGCCGCGCCTGTTCGAGCTGCCGATCAGCACGAACCTCAACGTCAACACCGCGCCGTTCGTGCCGTGGAAGACCCTCAGTGACGCCGCGGACATGCCCTTGTTTCGCAAGTGCATCGAGCGCCGCAAGTCCGTGTGTGACCTGGACTTCGTCATCTCCGTCGACCCTAAGGCCGTCGCGAGGGAAGCAGCGCTCAGCGGCCAGCACGAGAAGGACGTCGAGGCCGCGCTGCGGGACAAGTACACCGCCGACATCGCCCGGTGCACCGACTGGCTGCAGGAGCCGGACCGGAAGAACGGCTACGACTGGGGCGCCTGGACGCGGCAGCTCATGGAAAACCGCCTGGTTTACGACGCCACCGTGGTGTACCCCAAGTACACGTTCGGCGGCGACGTCTTCGCCTTCGAGTCCATCGACGGGTCGACCATCAAGCCGCTGCTGGACGAGTCAGGCGGCCGCCCGCTGCCCCCCGCGCCGTTCGCCCAGCAGGTCCTGTACGGCTTCCCCCGCGGCGAGTTCGTCGCCGACACGGTCGACGTCGGCGGCAAGACGATGGTACCCGGCGGGATGACCACCGACCAGCTGGCCTACGAGCGCACCATCATCCGCCCCAAGACCCCCTATGGGATGTCCGCCACCGAGATCGCGCTGCTCGACGGCATCCTGTGGATGCGCCGCATGGGCTGGCTGATGTCCGAGTACTCGCAGGGCGTGACGGGGGCGATGCTGGAGACGTCGGCTGAGGTCGACTGGGACGTGTTCCAGTGGGAGGACTGGGTCGTCGCGCTGAACGACAAGCTCCGCGGTGACACCGCTGAGCGGCTGGCGTGGTCGCTGCTGCCGCCGGGGACGAAGGCGGTCATCCCGCCGGAGGTCGCCGAGCGGTACAAGCCGGAGATGGACTTGTTCCTCATCAAGCTGGTCGCCGGGGACTTCGGCCTGCCCGCCAGCGAGGTGGGGTTCACGGAGGCCGGGGCACTGGGAGCGTCGTTCCATGAGGGCGAGGAGGACATCCTCAACCGGCAGACGCGCCGCCCGGACGCTGACTGGCTGGGGCGGATCGCGACGCGGCTGATGGTGCGCCACAACCGGATGCCGCCGGTGCTGGCCGTGCAGGTGCTGGGCCTGGAGTCCGAGGATGAGGCGGCGGCGGACACGATCGCGGACACGCGGGTCCGCGGCGGCCGGATGACCCTCAACCAGGACAACGCGCGCCGCGGCGAGCCGCCGTATGACTTCGACGAGGCCGACATGCCGATGCTGATCACGAACCGCGGCGTCGTGTTCCTCGAGGGAGCGTCGAAGCAGGGGCCGCCCGGCTCGCTGATCGGGCCGCCGCAGGCCCCGCCGCCGGGAGCGCCGCAGCCGGGCCAGGACGGCCAGCAGGACGGGAACGAGGGCCAGGACGATGAGGACGAGGATCCCGCGCAGAAGGCGCGGTTCTTCAGCGAGGCCGCCGAGCTGGAGGCGCTGAAGAACTGGCTCGGCAAGGCGCGCAACGCCGGCAAGACCTTCACGTGCCACACGCTCACGGCAGGCGACTGGCATGGCCCGGCGGATCCGCGGATCATCTTCAAGGCGGATGATGCGGCCCCAAAAGCGCTAAGCGGGACTGGCCCGGCTGGCAGAGGGACCGGGAGCTGGTGAGCGTGTACGCGCCGCGGGTGCAGGCGGCCGTAGCCGGGGCGGTCGACGCTCAGAGGCTCGCTGAGGCGTGGCAGGCGCTGCACCCGAAGGACGTCACCAAGGGGACGGCAGCGACGGCCCCGTACGAGGTAGGTCGCGGGAGTTCGCTTGAGTCCCCGGCCGGCCGGACCGGATCATCCCGCCGCGCCCGCACGCCGCTGCCTGCTGCCGAGGCTACCAAGGCGCTCAACCCGGTACTGTCGGCGTTCCTTAACCGCGCCCGCACGGCCATCACCGGCGCGCTCAGGGACGTCCTGGTCAAGCTGTGGACCGAGGCGTGGGTGCTCGGCAACCGCTCCGCGCTCGCCGCCGTGGACAGCCTGGACCCCGACTGGGGCGCCTGGACGCCTGGCGACTACGCCGCCGCTGACGCGATAGCCGGGCCGGGGCTGCGGCAGCTGCTGCAGGAGGCCGGGATCCGCATCAAGTCCATCACCGAAAGCCGCCTCGAGGAGCTGTCGGCGGTCCTTGAGGCGACGCTGCGCTCCGATGAGATCCGCCGGACGCCGGGCACGGAGCCGCTGCCGCCGTTCCTGTCCGTCGGCGACCTCGCGAAGCGGCTCGAGGCGGTGCTGGACAACCCGGACCGCGCCGAGCTGGTCGCCCAGGCGGAGATCGCGCGGGCGCAGGCGACCGCGGCCAGGCAGGTGTACCTGGAGACGGGCCGCTCCGAGGTGGAGATCTCGACGGCGGAAGACGACAAGGTGTGCCCGGTGTGCGATGCTGCCGCGAAGCTGGGCGCGCACCCGATCGGAGTGGCCCCGATGGTGCCGCTGCACCCGCGGTGCCGGTGCGCTGAGCTGCCCGTGCTGGAGCCGGCATGATCAGGCTCTGGCGGCGTCGCCCGCGCAACGTCATCAAGCCGCCCGCGCGCCAGTGGTTCCGGGACAAGGACGGCACCTACTACCGCAACTGCCCGCTGATCAGGTCCGAGCAAGACGAGGTCAGGGCATGGCCGACGGGCACCGCGCTGAAGTGGGCGATCGTCGAGGAGCTGAGCGCCGAGTGGTGGCGCACCTTCCACGCCGGCGTGCAGCGCAAGGCTGACCTTGACCCCGGTGACGTGGTTGTTACGCCCGCGCCGTTCCGCGAGGCGTACCCGCGCCACCCGGGGCTGTGGGCGCTCGACGAGCCGGAGTCGGCATGATCGGCCAGCACCTGCACGCGCTGTGGAACGACCTGTGGCCGAACACGGTGGCGCCGTCGGCGTGGACGCTGGTCGCCGTCGTC